TCTTTAGTTGCCATAGCACAAAATCACTAAAAAATCACAAAGACCATTCCACTTCGGACACCACGACCACATCTTTTTCAACATTGTCCTTGTCTGTCTGGGCGGTGGTTATCATGACGAGGTTGGTCGCCCCCGTATTCTCACCCGTCACCGGGACACGCAGCAATGAAGTCCAGGTATCCTTGTCCATTATGTTTGACACCCACTTGGCATCTGTTATCCATGTCAGCTCGACATTGGTGCGAACATTGACCACATAGGCTTCCAGATAAACCGGTTTGTTCGGTGCCACCTCTGTGTTCGCTCCGGTCGTGGTCCTGTTCGTGGCAGACACGACGTATCTGTGCGCGACAAAATAATCATCCAGCGTATCAATTATCCTGATACCAGCGCGGAACACTGGCGAGATGTCCTCGGCAGACTCGTAGAACTCGGCTATGATAAGCTGTGCCCCGTCAACATCTCCACGATTCACAATGATAGAGGAGCCGTTTCCCTTCTCTGTCCAAATATCCTCGTCCTTGTACCATTTCACGGTGTATCCTGTCTTCTCTTCGCTTCCGAAAAACAGCCGTGTCGTCACCGTGGCGGTAGGCGTATTTGCGGTAATCTGTTCCGTGGTGGCGGTGATCATACCATAATAGGACGCGGCGCCGGAGCCGAGAATCTGAATGTCGATGCTTCTTGTCATCGGGTAGTCAATCTCACCTGCCGTAGCCACGCACGAATATTGCAGCACGTCACTGTCAAGATTATCAGCCCCGCCAAGGTTCCCCACTATCCTAAGCGCACCTGTTGTTCTGTTAATTTTGAACCGTTCGGAGGAATCGATTGTCCAACCATCTGTTGTCGTTCCTGTGAAAGTCAACTCTGATCCATTATACATCCATTTATGAGCGGATAGGGCGACGGGATTTCCGCTTGCGGCGTTAACCTTTGGTGTCAATACAGGCTGGTTCGCTTCTGTTGTCCAATCCGGAGTCGAAATGCCAGTCGAGGCGTTAACGGTCTGTATCAACGGCACGCCATTACCCTCTATCGTAAGAAAAAGCGTGTCCCCGGTGCGGAGCCGCCTTATTGTAAAATGATTCTGTACAGTTATGTTTGCCATGAAGTCAGTTGAATATTAGAATGTTTCCTTCGTTGTCAACAAACGTGTCGCCATCATCGCTGGCGACATTGTACTGCCCCTTTATTTCCGATTCGGTGTATATGCCAAGCCAGTCCTCGCCGCGCTCGCTGCCTATTTTCGTCTTGTCAAGATTGATATACCCCCTGCCTCCCTCGTTGTGCGTGCATCCGGCCAAGGCGGCGCTGTCGGTTTTCCAGACGATGCGTATCACGCTTTCGGGGCACTCCAGCACACGACCCTTCGTGGTGACCAGGGCCGTATCAAGAAGCTCTGTATCCCCCGGCATTATCGAGGCGCCATTGGTCGGCCTAATGGTATAGTCTTCATATATGCGGTTCACGGAAAACTGCACGGAAGGCGACGATGGAGTGCCGAAATCAGCCTTGACAACGAAGTCGGCCTTGGTCATCATCCTGAGGTCAAGCGTGATTTTATCCGCCTCTATGGATACAATGCCGTCATCTGTCTCGGACAGCTCTGTCTGTGTGCCGTCGGAGCCAACTCGGTATAGACGCACGGTGAACCCTACTCTGATGCGTTCCTTGCCGACAAAGACAGCCACGGGTATTTTCCTCAAATAAGAGTTCCCGTCCGCAAGACCAGCGGCCGCCTCTTCCGAATATTCGGCAAGTCCATGCGCCACCTTGTACTCATACAGATGCAGTCTGTCGAGGAACGGGTTATATCGTATAATCTGGTCCTCCCCGATGCTGATTGAATAAGCCTCGCCGCTTTTCGGCTGCGTCGAGATAACGATGTCGTCGGTGCTAACTTCCACGGTGTTCCCGGTACGTGTGTCTTTCACAACGGCAGAGAACCGAAGTGTGTATGACTTGCCTGCTGGAACGTTCTTGCGGAGTGTGAGTGCACCGTCCTCGGCGACCGTGTAAGCCCCTGTGAAGTCGGCGTGGGACGCTATCTGGATTCCGTCAACACTCCAGACCTTATCTGACAAGGTCACTTCGGCGGTGCCGTCCGAGGACTGCGCCGATATGACCGGCCGGAACACTCCCGGTGTCACCGTCCTGTCCGGATGATACGCGCCGTCATAAGTCTGTGTGGTGACTGAGCCGGACACCGACACGGCGATGTTCAGCGGCTCGTAAACAAGTCTGATGCGCCGCCTCTCCATATCATACAGTCAATTCAAGTTGCGCGGAAGTGCCGTCAGAAAGCGTCGCCGTGATGGTGAACAAGGTACTCAGCCCCACAGTTGCGAGGTCACTGTAACCCTTGCCGTGCGCTATGGTTATGGTTCCCGCAAAATTCTTAACCTTGTCGAGTTCCGACCACGCGGCGTCAGCCGCGGTGTCGCCGGTGTCCCGGACTATACTCCAGGAAGTGACCTCAGAGGTCTTGTCATCCCAACCGTGGAACACGGAACACTTGACCGTTATGGACTCACCATAGGCGAGCGTATCCTGGCCGCCGGTGTCTATTTCCATACGGTACGGCAAATCCTGGAACTGCTGTATCACGCCGGACATATAGATGTTGTTCAGATATGCCGAGTAGCCGGTCATGTTCAGGCTGAACACGCTCAAGTTCGACAGGTCACCGAACTGCGCACCGATGTTGTCCTTTGTGAACTCCCAGCTGTTCACGCCTTTAAGATACCTCTCGTAAGTCCTTGTGGAATAGCGCGAAGTCTGTCTCGTCTTGTCGGAGAAGTTGCCGTAGCCGACAAAGTGCATGGCCTCGCAAGGATGATGCGTCTCTTTCCAGGTGTCACTCACAGGACGGATGGAGTATCGGAATGCGTGATTGTCGCCAGCCAGAATCTCCGTGACGCGGAAATAGGTTGTGTAGAACCCGCTGAAATGGAAGTTGCCTATTCCGTCATCCGTGTCGGCTAAAGCATTCGTGTCTGCCGTGATGCCGTCGTGGTATATTCCCATGCAGATGTCATCAAGAGCGACCATGCCTATCTCGCCATCCTCCAGATGAAGGTAGATGATTCCCGTGTTCAAGATGTTGCCGTCAGTGTCATAATCAGGCTCGACGCGTTCTATGATTCCGCCGCCCGGAGCGTTCCAACGGTTGCCAATCTGCACGGATATACGGTTGTAACGAAGTTCCGGAACCTCAAGGAAGTGACGGATGGTCAACTCGTCAAGCTCGCCGCGACCGTTGGCGTCGATCTTCCCGCCAAATCCTGCGAGTCCGCCGGCGTAGTTTCCGAAAGAAGACCCCTGCTGCATCGTGATATGCCCGACAGCCACATCATCCTTTTCCTTGGACAGATATACCATCGGCATCATCGCGTTCTGCTGCTGAATCTTGTTGACTGTTGACTCAAGACTTGCGATGATGTTTTCCGGGGAAAGCGTTGACGAGCCGCTTGAACGCGCCAGCACATTCTCGGAAAGCACCACATTGACATTCGGAAGCATCGCCGTGTCGTTCGCCCACGTTATAGTCATCGACCGTATGGCAAGGAAAAGTATCTGACCGCCGGAGAACCGCTTGTCGAATATCTGCATCACCACTCCTGTGCCGAGGCGTGACATCAGCGTGGCTGTCTCGTCTCCGACGAGCGTGTTGATTCGTATCTTGTCCAGCTGAACCGCCCACGTCGGGTTGGCGTAGGCCTTGCTCTCCAAGGCGGTCTGCTTCTCGGCGTTAAGTTTCTTCTCCGCCCATTCCACATAGATATGCGGCATGTCTATACCAATGAAGAAGAAGTGGTCGCCGCCCACCGGCTTAGGACTCGTGGCGTTCGGCAGATACTTGCCCGTCGCCTCATAGTCCACGTCTGACTTCCCGAGGGTAAGCATCCACTCGGAGGAAACGCCGTCAATGGTCTTTGAGCGGTCAACGGTAGGCCAGTCAACGATGGTGAACTCATAATCGCTGCTGGCTGACATCCAGCCATCAGAGAAAACCAGCTTCGCCTCGTTGCCCACACGGTCGCCAAGTATCGGCTCCCATA